CCCTGCGGATTATCACGAGCCGCAAGTCTGTCAAATACTTCTTGATAAGCGCGTTCCGTTGATCCTTGTGGGGCTCTTCCTCCGCCTCTACCGCCTTTTGGTAGACTCGACTGAACAAATGCACTGATAGGTTTTCCAGATACTGCTGTGACCAGTGGACTAAAAAGAGTTAAAACTCTCCCGGCGACGGTATTTTCTTTGGTTCTTCCTTTGAGGATTTCATCTGACATTACTTAGTAACTCCTAGCATTCTTTTCGTATCCATCCAAACTTGATTCTTCTTTGCTTTGACAAAGCGTTCTGTTGGTAGGAATAAGGCGATATCCCATTCTGATGGGTAAACGTACATAAACTTTGACTGTACATGTGAAGTCAAATAATGCTTAATGCATGGAGCATACCATCTTAGTTTTGCTGCTTGAGTCATGAGTTCGTAGCTCAGTTTCAAGCGAGTTGACTCGTCGTATCGTGTGTTGTTTGCAAAGTCATATAATCCATCCATCAACTTCGCTCTGAGTTGCAAAGGAAGATAATGTAAGTTGAGTCCCATAAATCCACCCTTAACTTTCTTATATGGAAAGATCAAAGGAAATCTATCGTAATATGGTAACTCTTCTTTATGCTTTGGATCGTAGTAGAACATGTACATCGAGCCGAGCAAAGGCTGAGTAGTCATACGACTCACATCGCCTTTCATCATCTCACGCTCATTAATACGATTCATTTTGCCGGCAGTATCTCGAAACCAATCACGCGCAGAGTTTGTCCGCGCAGGAATCTGTCCTGAACGAACACCTTGTGTGATGATGGTATCAAAGACTATTGCCATTAAAACTTAATTCCTAGTTCTTTTTCGGTGAGTATGTCGAACTTCCAACCGCGATCATTGCAGTATACTGCTGCAGCTCTCCATTTGGCTTCGTTGACACCCCATGTCATGACTTCATTAATATAACGCTTATTAGGCTTATTTATCACCACTGGAGGCCGCGTCTGCGCATGAGGTTTTATTTCGACGACAATCGTATCGATTTTACCTTCTGGTGATTTTTTCTTCACAATGAAGTCTGGAAAGTATCGATGTACACGATTGTCGAGAGGAGAGCGATAAGGAATGACTAATTCTTCACTCCCCCACTGCACGACATTCGGATGCGAATCTAAGTACATCATGAACTTGAGTTCCCATCGACTACGATATACGATATTGTTCGAGTCTCCGAGATATTTCTTTATATCCTTTGGTCGAAACTTTCCTTGATAAGCCATAAATCTATTTATAAATAAGCTGATAGCCTTTTTAAATTTGAGAGACAGTATGGCAAGAGACGGATTTTTAATAAGCTTAGATGACTTTAAAAAAGGCTCGGGAGGGCTTCTGAATAACCTTGCTAAAAAGATTACGAATAAGCTCGAAGATAAACTCGAGAATGCAGTCGAAGATCTTTTTGCCAAAGCACTAAAGAAGGCAGGATTTTCTGATGCAACTGCAGCGAAACTTTCTGCAAGATTCGGAGATTCTTTAACTGCCGGTCTCGAAGACAAGTATTTCCAAACATTTACAAGCGAAATGAAACGAGCATCTTGCGCCGACATTCGTAACAATTTCAATCCGCAAAATGGTAATATCATAGGCGCTTCTGCTTTTGCCGAAACATATGTTGATGCTATTCAAAGAGCTTCGAATAAAATTACTGTTGATGGTTTGGATACGATGCAATTTCCTGATCATATCAGCGAAAATTATTATATGTCATTTAAGTTTAAACAATACCAACGTCCTTCTCCTCATACAAAAGGAGATCTCAAGTTTGTACAAGCATTTGCTCTTCCTCTTCCGAAAGGAATAAGAGAAAGCTTTGATATTGAAGTTGCGCCAAATGCCACTGGCTTAAAGGGTGGAATTGCGGATGCGATGCAAAACTTTGTAACATCACCAGGAGGCAAAGAACGAACACAAGCGATAACAAATTCAGTCGCAGCGCTTGCTTTTAGCGCGATGGTTCAATCAACAGGAGATGTAGGAGCTCTCGGAGCTCAAGCGATTGGCGCTGTTCCAAATCCTCACATACAAGCTTTATTTAGCGGAGTCCCGCTTCGTACTCACAGATTTGAATGGACTTTTGCTCCTCGTAATCCAGAAGAAAGTCAACAGTTAATGAATCTGTTGAAAGCAATGAAGGCATATGCTTTGCCATCATATAGTAGCTTAGGGACCGCGGCCCTCGCATATCCTTTCTTATGTCAACCAGAGTTAAGAATTATGAAAGGTGAACCTGGATTAATTCAATTTTTCCCGTGTCTCATTCAATCGATTGAACTTAATTACTCTCCGCAAGGAATTCCTGCATTCTTTGAAGGCACAAGCCACCCGGCATTTATCGAATGTTCAATTTCAATGATTGAAACACAGATTCAAACTTCGCGTGATTATGGCAGAGAAGGCGGAGATCGTCTGAGCGAAACTTGGGAAACTTTCAAGGCGCAAATACAAAAAGGCATTGATGCTGCAGGACTTGATTTTAATATTGATAAAACAATAGCTGACACTACGGGTTACGTAGAAGGTGCGCTTAGTAATAAAGAAGAAAAGAAACCCAAATAATGGCAAGATATTTCGATCGATTTCCAATTGTAGACTATGGCGGAAACGTTGCCAAGAATATCTTGGCACGCGTCGACTTTACTGATAAAACAAAAAAAGAAATCTATTCTACCTTTCAGTTTACTCTTGAAGAAGGCTTTGAGAGACCAGATATTTTGTCTTATAACTATTACGGATCTTCGAAATTTGACTGGATGATCTATCTTACGAACAACATCGTTGATCCTTATTACGATTACTATAAATCAACAGAAGATTTTAAAAGTTATATTGAAACAAAGTATGGTTCAACTTCGAATGCTCGAGCGATTACTCTCTTCTATCGATTAAACTGGCATGAAGATGAAAGAATTATTACTCTTCAACAATACGATGCGCTCGATGCGGACGAAACTACAAATACTCAAAAGTATTGGAAGCCAAAGCTTACGAATACTGGCGCAGTGATCGGCTACGAAAGAATCAAAGAAGATTGGATAGTATCCACAAACAAAATATTATCGTTGACTCTTACTGCTTCTCCGACACAATTCCAAGTCGGAGATCGAGTGTCTCAGACGAGCACTGGCGCTTATGCGACTGTCGACTATGTTGATCTTGAAAATAATAGCTTAACCGTAAAGCATGTCAATGGAACTTTTGCAGTCAATCAAGCAGAAGGAATAAAAACAATTACTCCGATAAAGCAAAACATTTCTACTGCAGAAACAGAGTATTGGTATGCCGTCAACGCATATGATGATGAGAAAGAAAGAAACGAACTGAAGCGAAATATATTTGTTCTCAAGTCTTCTTATCTCGCTGAAACAGAAAAACAATTTATACAACAATTGAGTTCGTAATATGATTTCTCAAATTAGAGATGGACAGTTTAAACTTAACGAGTTCTTAATGATTGATAACACAGCAAAAACTGTCGATTGCGGCAAGGCTGTTGATTTGACTCCTGTCTGTGTACAAGCAAACATATATGAATCTATACTCGAACCTGCTGTTCGTGCACAATTCGAATTCTATGAGGCGAAGGGTGCAGGAGATAAATTTGTTTTTACAGATAAGAAAATTATCATTGATTTTACAACAGACGAAGATAATTCAAAATCTTCTATTCGATATGAACTATATGTTATTAATAAACCGGTCAGTTATAATTCTCCAGATGATAAAGCACTAATTTATAAAGTGGAGTGTGTTACGTATGAAGCCTGGAAAGCTTCGACTATTAAAAACGCCCCGCTTGTTAGAAAAAACATCGAGTGCGAGAATATGGTAAAAGCGTATCTTAACTTAACGAAATCAAACAAACCTTTCTTTGCAGAAAAAACACGTGGATTGCATGCATTTAACTTCACTGAAAAGACTCCATTCGAGTGCATTGATCAAATTAGATTAGAACATGCAATGTCTCAAGAATTTAACGGCCATTGTTTTTACTTCTTTGAAAACAAGTACGGATTTGTTTTTAAAAGTATGGAAGCGTTAATCAAAGAAGGCATAAAAAATATTGGTGATAAGTGTTTTACACAATCTACTTTAACCAACTTAAATGTAACTGGGGCAAAGTGGAGAAACATCTTAACTACTAAAATTATTCAAAGCGGTAACGAAGGAATTTTAAGATTAATTGGAGGTGGAAGATCGACGTGTCAACTACAAAATAGTGTCACTGGAGACATCATTTCTTTTCAAGCTGATCCAAAAAATTTACAATTCGAAACGCTAAACGAAGGATCTGCATCTACAAATCTTAAAGCTCAGGTTGAAAAAACTGAAGATGGAAATGAAGGAGCTCCTCGAGCGATTCCTTTTGATCCGACTGTTGGAAATGCAGAGAGAGCCGAAAAATTTAATCATATGCCTTACTATATGAGTCACTTTTTAACAGTGGTTATGCAAATCACTATTTATGGAGATTCAGCCATTACTGTTGGAGATGTGATTCACTGTCAATTACCTGAAGCGGCCGGCCTTACAAGAGGAGAAGAAAATCCTGTGAATGAAGATAGCGCTGTCACGACAGGTAATTATGTTGTAACTAAATGTCGGCATATGCTAACTTTCAACGAAAAAGCAGAATATGCACAGGGTTTAGAGCTCGTAAAAGATGGTATCGGCGGATTGCCAAAAACACACACAGTTTAGAGGATGATAAATGCAAGTTCCAAGATTCTTTGAAGGTATAGTAGCAGAAGATCCGACTTCAGATCTCGGTTTAGAAGCTGATAAACCACAAACTGGCAGAGTTTTAGTAAGAGAACTTTTAGGTCACTCTAATCAAGTGAATTCTGAAGATTTATTGCCGTCATATATTATGATGCCAACTACGAGCGCCGGAGTTTCTGGAATTGGATTAAGTCCGACTGGTCTCTTAAAGGGATCTCGAGTCATGTGCATGAAGCTTCCGAATCAACAGTCGGCATATATTCTTGGTGTGTTAAACTATGCGCCAGAAGATAATCACAGTGTATCATCTTATGCTCGAGGTCAAGGCGAGCCGGAACTTAAAACTCGTAATCGTATTAAAACCGATGATGGTTTTGATATTGAACCGGCATCAAAGTATAAAGCAAAGTATCCTTACAATAGTACGATGACTACTCGGAGCGGACATATCCTCGAGTTTGACGATACTCCTGGATCAGAGCGCGTTCAAGTTTATCATAAGTCTGGATCTTATTTGGAGATCTTACCAGACGGTACGATCGTAACAAAATCAGTAAACGATTATATTCAGTTGGCAGCTGGTAATATGACAATCTTTAATGCCGGTTCCGAAAGATCTGATCAGAACATCGAGATCGTTTGTAATCAAGGTAAGATTACGATCACTGCTCAGTCTGACGTCGACATCTATGCCAAT